ACCGACCTGACAGCCAGCGGATTCAAGCGTGCCTGGGCAGACCAGATCATGCCCATCCTGACCGACTTTTCCGAGTTTTTCAAGGAGGGCTTTCCATTTGCCGTGAACACATTCCGCTATTCGATGGCGACCGTCACCAGCCTCTTTTATGGCTTGAAAACCGTGGTGTACATGGTGTCCGAATCCATTGTGGGAAGCATCTCGGCAATCGGTATGGGATTGGAGGGTGTGGCCGTCGCAGGTATGAAGGTTTTGGGTGGTGACTTTTCAGGTGCGAAGGATGCACTGGTCAGTGGCTGGACTGATGCCAAGGCCCGACTGGGAGGAATCGGCGACAACATTGTCGAGCAGGCTCGCCACAACGCTGCTGCGATGCGCCAGGCCTGGGCGCTGGATGACCGGGCCGATGGTGGCGCCGCAAAGTCGCAAGGAAAAGGTTGGACACCAGCGCCAACTAAGGATGACCCTGCCAAAACAGCAGCTGCAGCAGCCGGGCCGCTGGATGATGTAGCCAAGCGTGTGATGGAGGGCAAGCTCAAGGCGCAAGAAGACTTCATTTCCGATGAAAAGACGCTGTTGCAGACCCGTGAGCAGTTTCTGAAGGGCTATTACGCTGACGACTCGATCAGCGCCTCGCATTACTACACGGCCTCTCAGGGCCTGATAAAAGACAATTTGACGGTGGTGCAGGCTGCTTACGACAAGGAAATCGAGGCAATTCAGGAGTACATCAAGGTTCATAAAACCGAGTCGGACAAAAAAGCCGACATCGTTGCGGCTGAAAACAAGATTACCGATATCCGGCGGAAAAAGTCCCAGGAAGAAATTTCCACAAACCGCGACCTGGCTCTGTCCTATATGTCGCTTGCCAGCGAGCGAACAAGCATCGCCAATTCGCTGCTGAAAGCAGATGCGACTGAGAACGCTTCTTACAAGCACCGTACATCGGTGTTGACCGCCTGGCGCGATGCCCAGCTGCAAAACGCGATTGAGGGCAACCAGCTGCTGGAGCAGGAAAACAAGCGCCATGCCGATGCCATGTACCAGATGCAGGCATCCAATGACCTGCAGGCGCTCTCGCAGGCCGCCAGCGTAGGCGACCAGATGCTGCAGATACTGAAGGACGGCGGTCAAGAAAAGACAGCCTTGTTCAAGGCGCTGTTCCTGGTCAACAAAGCCATCGCCGTCGCTGAAATTCTGATCAATACCGAAGTTGGTGCAGCAAAAGCCATAGGGGAATTTGGTCCTTTTGGACTTCCAATGTCTGCCATCATTCGCGGTTTGGGCTATGCCAGCGCGGGCATCGTGGCGGGAACAGCCATCGCCCAGGCCTCGGCAGAGAACGGCTACGACATCCCAGCCGGTGTGAATCCCATCACACAGCTGCATCAGAAAGAAATGGTGCTGCCGGCAGCACAAGCTGAAGTGATTCGTGGCCTCGCCAAAAACACCAGTTCCAGCGGCGAGGGCATGAAACTGACCATCGTCAATAACACCAGCGCGAAGATCGGCAATGTGGTCGAGCAGCGCATCAGCAGCAGCGAGCGAGCTTTGATTATTCAAGAGGCAGTGGGTGCCACGGCAGCCCAGCTTGGTGACCCCAACAGCAAAACCAGCCGCGCGATGAATCGCAACTACAACCTGCCACGGAGCCGTGCCTGATGCCATCACTGCCTACTGGTTTGATACCTACCGTCGCAGCCTACTCATACGGCGGTCCAGGCGGCGTGCAGCGCACTGATGTCGCTGGTGGCGCGCCGCGCTACGCAATGCAGTGGGACCGTGGTGTGCAGCAGTTCAATGTCACGCTGATACTTGACAAGCTGGCGTTTGGAATCTGGACAGCTTTCTTCCACCACATTATCAAAAAGGGTGCGATCACATTCGACATGCCGCTTGATTCGGGATTCGGTACTGAGCTGCACGCCTGCAACATCATGCCTGGCAGCTACAGCGCGACACGCACAGAGGGTGTGGCCATGATCGTCGCGTTCGTTGTTGAAGCCGAGAGTAAAGCCTACGATTTCACAGCAGCAGACGCACAAAACATGATTGACGTGTACAACACGTATGGCAACGATTCCAGCATTCTGCTGTCCCGAATCGCCCAGTTTGCCAACATCGACACGCTGGTTCTGCCATGAGCCTGGATCTTGAAGCCCGCCTGCGGACGTTTCTGGCCAGCGCACCGCAGAGCATTTATCCCGTGCAGACGCTCGAAATCAGACACAGCGCGATGACCCAGACATTCCACTTGTGGCGGGAGCCCTACACCGGCATCACCACCGTAGGCGGTGTGGCTATGGCCATGCAGCCATGCAATATGGAAATCAAGCTTGCTGGCAGTGCCATCCACCTTGACCAGGTGTTTGACATCAAGCTGAGCACGGTGGACATCGACGACGTGCTGCGCGAGCAGCTCGATCTGATCCCGATCGCAACAACAGAAAAAATCAGGATCATCTACCGCGAATTCATGAGCGACGACCTGACCGCGCCGCAGGCCACTGCAAACCTGCAGGCTGAAGCGATCAGCTATCAGATCGGTGCGGCCGTCATCAGCGCCGTGTCGCCGCGCCTGAACATGACCCGCACTGGCGAGCTGTACACCCCGAAAGACGTTCCCATGCTGAGAGGATTTTTGTGATGGACATTAACACCTACCTGGCCAAGCAATATGGCCCCCAGCCCTGCTGGGAACTGGTCGCCGACGTGATGGCCACCGAGCGGGGCGAGATCCCGGTCGATTACAAGACGGTGAACCGCTCCGTGCGCGAGATGGCCAGCGCCTTTCGACTGGCGATCCATAAAAGTGCTCACGGGTTTTTCCAAGTCGTTGAGCCAGTTGACTTTGCCATCGTGCTGCTTGGGAAAAGTGAGCGCGTCGGCATTCACCATTGCGGTGTGTATTGGGGTGGCAAGGTGCTGCATGCGCTGCCGGGCATCACAGTGCATGAAGAGCTAAGCGTCATTCGTGACGCCTTCGAGCTGGTCGAGTTCTGGGCCAAAGCATGAGCCGCATCCGCCTGTACGCGCACCCGCTGGCGCCGCTCGCCCCCGAAGTGTTTGAAGCCGACAGCTTGGCAGCCTGGCTGTTGGGCCGCTATGGCGATGCCCCAGCCGTCAAGCTGCAGATTTTCGTAGGTGAGCCCAGTGCAGAAACCGACATCACCGATAACATCCGGGCCATCGTCGATGGTGGCGCCGATGAATATGTGATTCTGCAGTCGCCTGGTGGTTTTTACCCGATCACCTGGGTAATCATCGTGGCTGTGGTCGTGGCGGTGGCGACCGTGCTCCTGATACCCAAGCCTGTTCTGCCGGCTAATGTCAATCGTACCCAGCAGAGCCCGAATAACGCATTGGGCAGCCGTGAGAATCAGGTGCGTATCCAGCAGCGGGTTGAAGACATTTATGGCATGGTCAAGAGCATCCCAAGCTTGATGATGCCGACTTACACCAAGTATGCAAACAACATCAAATATGAGTACGGCTATTACTGTGTGGGCCGTGGCTATTACAGCCTCAGCGCCATCCAGGACGGTGACACGCTGATCTCAGCGATCACTGGCGCCAGTGTTGCGGTGTACACCCCATTTACCTCGCCCAACTCTGGAGACGCGCCAACGCTGCAAATCGGCGATGCCATCATTGACGATGTGCTGACAGTCAAGCGGGCGATTGAAGTTGACGGTATCACGCTCAAGGCGCTTAACCAAGTGCAGCTCCCTGCCAGTGCGACCTATGCTTTTACTCCTGATGCGGGTGGAGATATTCTGGTACAGGCCAGCAAGCAGCCAAATATCAATGCCATTGGTGCTGTGGGGGATACGGTCACGATCAGCATGTCGCCCTACGATCCGAGCTTTGTTTCACCGCCCAGCAGTGTCCATGCGATGACATCTGGTGGGTATTCATTTGTCGATTTTGGTACTGGAGCCTTCGACGGTATCAATGCAGGTGACACGTTCACAGTCACTGGGTTTGGATTTTCCATCAACAATGGCACGTTTGTCGCCACATCCAAGCCAGCAGCCAATACGCTGACCGTCAGCACCACCTTGGTTTATGAAGAAGGAAGCGGTGTTATT